GGGCCGCTAGCCGGATCGCCGTGGTGAGCTGGTTGGACGACTGCGTATCGCGCGGATCGCCGCGCACATGGGCGGTGTTCGCAACGAGGGTAACTGTCCGCGTCGTGCCGTCCGCGAAGGTGAGCGACCGGCTTTGACCCGCGGCCCACGTTCCCCAATTCATGGCCGCGCCATAGACCCCGGCCGGGACCAGCTCGCCATAAGCGTTGATCGAGACCTTGTCGGCATCGGTGCCGGTGATGGTCGATCCGGGGGGCAAGTTCATCGCATAGCCGCCGTAGCCGCAGCGGGTTTTGAAGCCGACCAGGATCTCGTCGGTGGGCGGCGCTACCGGGGCGTCTTCCGTGGTGACGGAAAAGAGCGCCGACACCCCGCCGATGGTCAGGCGGGCCGAGGCCGCGGTCTGATAGGCGCCGGAGGAGGTCAGACGAACAGTGAATGTGTCGCCCAGCACGGCGACACCGGGGAGCGACGTGTAGGAGCCCGCGTTCTTCGCATAGGTCCCGCCGTCCACCGTCACCGCGACCTCGACGCCTGCGGTGATCCCGGCGACCGTGATGCTGCCCGACGTGTACTGCGTCGATCGGGTCGCATCGGTGACGGCCGTGAAGGAGAAGGCGTCGGGCGTCACATCGGGCGCCGGCAACGCCTTCGTCACCACCTCGAACAGGCCGGTGATCCCGCCGATGGTCAGGGACGCCACGACAGAGGTGAAGTAGCTCGCCGAGGACGTCACGCGCAGTTGGAACGTGTCGCCCAGGACCGCCGTGGTGGCCGCCGAGGACCAGGCCCCGCCGTTCTTGCTGTACTGGCCGCCCGCGACGCTGACCGCGACCGAGGTGTTGATCCCCGCAACGGTGATGGTGTTGGAGTCGTAGGCGGTGGAGAGCTCCGCGGCGGCCCTGGCCGTGAACAGGAAGGCGTCAGGCGTCGAGTCGACGGACGTCGGCGGCCGGTTCTTCTTGGGTCCGCGCACGGGCTTATCCCCCACGGGCTTCGCAGTGACGGTGCGAGCCGGCATCAGCACAGCCTTCCGGGTCGCGCGAGGCCGCGCAGGACCGCCGTAGCCGCCCCCTGGCGGCGCGGGCGCTTGGAGCGCAGCGCAGCACGGGCCGGCTCGATGTACGGGATCAGCGTGACCGGCGGCGGGAGGTGGAGATCGCTGCAAAGCTGGTAGGCGAGCAGCGTGCAGAGGTCGCCGTAGTAACGCTGCGAGAGCGGCGCGTTGCTGTCGAGCGTCAGGTCGTAGATGCTGACCCAATCGGCCTGATCGGCATCGTAGATGTAGATGAACGGGTCCGGCCCCGCGACCAGCACGAACGCGCGGTCTTCCGGGGGGCGGGTGATCTCGTTCCCCGCCACCGTCTCGGTGATCGTCGCCGGGAGCGTGATCGTCACGTCGGCGTCGGAGATATTGACGATCCGCTGGTTCTCTTCGGCGGTGTAGTCGGCCTCGACCAGCACGTCTTCGACCGGGCCGAACATCCCTTGCGATATGAACCCGGCGTACATCGCCCAGGCCGACTCCTTGCCGACGCTGGCCTCGTAGTCGTTCGCCGCGGGCGTGCCTTCGGTGACGTTGCCGCCCGCGAGGCGCAGCGAGCGGTTGATCATGTTGCGGAGCGTTCTCATTCAGCGGCCTCTGCGAGATCGCCGCCGGGCTGCCGGCGCAGGTAGGTGTGCAGGTTTCCGGGGTACGCCGTGCCGTCCGCGCCGTGGTGCGTCAGCTCAAGGTCGGGGATGAGCCAGATTTCCCCGCCGCGGTCGTTCCAGCGACGGGAAAAGGCGTAGTCCTCGCCGTACCAGACGCCCTTGTGGGCGCCGTGGTTGAACAGGTCGTGGCTGGGCCGGTACTTCGGCCCGTAGTTCAGTTCCGGGTAAGCCTCCATCATCTGGTGAAGGCAGCCATCGGTGATCTTGAGGAAGCCGGCCGGAACCCACTCGGCGTGGATGCAGCCGTCGTCGCGGGTGACGGGGTAGCCCTGTGCGTCGGTGCGCCAGGTCCCCATGTACTCTTCCGGCTCCTGCTTGAAGCGGTAGGTCCCGGCGACGACTTCGCCAGGCGTCTCGATCAGCCTGACCAGATCCTCGGGCCGCCAGCTCAGGTCGTGGTCGAGGAACACAACCGCGTCGGGCTGGGTGTCCATCGCCTTGCGGAGCATCGTGGCGCGGGCGTGGCTGATGTAGGCCGAGCCAACCTCGAAGGTGATGCTGTGTTCGATCCCAGCCGCATCCAGCGCCGGAACGCTGGCTTCCATCGCCCCCAGGAAGGCGTCATAGGGCCGCGTGATGGTCGGGCAGCAGAAGACGACCTTCAAGGCCGCGCGCCCACCGCCACGAGATTGAAGCCCGGCTCGCGCATCACGACGCAGTCGATGAAGCCGGCGGCTTCCATCGTCTCGCGCAGGGTTTCGGCCACGAACCCGCAATGGTGGGCCATGAACGGGTTTTCGGCGACCAACGAGGCCTTGCCGTAGTACATGTCGAGGCCGCAGATCCAACCCGCCTCGGAGAGATACAGCGCCTCCTCCGTGGGCCGCACGTCCTCCAGGTCAGGGACGATGATCAGCGCCTTGCCGCCCGGCTTCAGCACGCGCAGGAACTCGGCGAGCGCGACCGGGACCTGATGCGGATAGAGGTGTTCGAGGCAGTGGCTCGAATAGAGGGCGTCGAACGGCCCGATGTCGCCCAGGCTGGTGATGTTGGCGACGATGTCGGGGTTGCAGCGGCGGTCGATATCCAGCCGCACCTCATCGAAGCCGACCGCCCACGCCGGGCGCGGCGTGTCACCGCATCCGGCGTGGAGCAGCGTCGGCATGGGTTACGCCGAGCCCTTCCAGAGGCCCAGCGCCTGCAAGGTGTTCATCACCTCGATCAGCGCTGCCTTCTGGTCCGTGGTGACATCCGCCGAGGAGGCGGTGCCCACGAGCGAGGTGGCCTGGGCGGCGCCGGCGCGCTGGCTGATCGCCGTAGTGCCGTAGAAGCCGATCTTGTGCGAGGTGGCTTGGCCGAGCTTGGTGCCGGCCGCGGGGTCACGCCCCAGGACTTCAGCAGCCATGTGCTGCTCCTTTCAGGAAAAGAGACGGCCGGACCCGTCAAGGCCCGGCCAGTTGGGGAGGGAGGGGTCAGGCCGTGCCGCTGATGCGGGTGCCGCGGCGGGGGTCCACGTTCTTCACGCCGTACACCACGTCGAAGCGGTGCAGGTGCGTGTCGTTCGTGCCGTCCGAGGTCCGCCAGTAGCGGACGGTCAGGCCGGTTTCCGGGTCGGTCGCGAAGTCCGCCTCGCCCGAGTACGGCGTGATCAGCTTAGCCGACACGAGCGCGAGCGCTTCGGGCCGGAAGATCGTGCCGTACTTGTAGGTCGTGGCGTCCGTGTCCGTCTCGGTGTCCGAGCCCATCCACTGGATCGCGGCGTTGTCAGCCGGCGCCGCCGAGACCGTCTGGAACGCGCCAGAGGTGATGATCGGAGGGCTGATGGTGAGCGCCAGATCCTGGTTGTCCCCGGTCGCAGTAGCCACCGAAGTCCCGCCCGTGATCACGGTGAACTGCTGAAGATACGGCAGCGCCACCTTGGTCAGCGGGTTGATCGCGTAGACGTCGGCGATCGTGAACACCTCGCCCGCGGTCACCGTCTTGGCGTTGCCGACGTTGTCGATGTTCAGCGTCTGGGTCCAGTTGCCGTCCTTCACCGAGGCGTAGGTGACGTTCTGGCTGGCGCCGTCCACCAGGGCGTTGCCGTCGCGCGTGCCGGTCGTGACCGTGCCGGCGTTCTGGGTCGAGTACCAGTCGATGTTGCCGAGCATCGGCAGCTTGGCGCGGGTCAGGGCGTCGGTGGCTTCCTTGGTCTGGGCGGTCAGGCCCGACAGGGAGCCCAGCATGGCCCAGGCGTCCGAGGGATGCAGCAGGCCGATGCGGCCGTCCTGCTCCACGGCCATCTCGTCCAGACGCTGCGGCCCCTTGGTGAGGTCGGCGTAGGAGTTGATGTCCTGGCCAGGCGTGCCGACCCAGGAGTAGAACTTCTTGGTCTCGGCGTGCAGATCCATGTCGATCTGATTGGCGAGCGCCGAGGCCTTGGCCTGCATGACCTTCGACTTCAGCAGCCGGTCGACATCGAGGGTCTCCTCCATGGAGGTGAACTCGACATCGACGCCCTTCTGCTTGTCGATCGTCACGGCGATTTCGCCTTCGGTCACGTCCTGCACGCTCGCCACGGCGCCGTCGCGGACGGTGAACATGGGCGGGCGCTTGATGTAGACCGTGCGGCCGTTCTTCTGGCCGGTGTTGCTGATCGGCGAGACCACGATGTCGCGGTATTCCGAGGCCACCAGCTTGGGAAGAACGACGCTGTTCTTCAGGAGCTTCAGGAAGGTGTTGGCATACACCTTCGGGGAGAGGATGGCGTTGGCCATTTCGGGCCGGTCCTTTCAGGAGAGAGGGCCGCCTACGCCTTGCCGTACTGCTTCTCGAACGCCGCGAAGTCGTCGGTGTCGGGGGCCACGGTGAAGCGGCCTCCGGCACCTCGAACCTGCGGCGTCGGAGCCGGGGCGTCGGTGGCGGTTTTCGGGGTCGGAGCCGGCGGCGAGGCCAGCTTCTGCTTGAGTTCGCCGATGGCCATCGCCTGAGCGAGGGGAGGGAGAGCCGCGATGCGGCGCGCCTCAGACGGGTTCTTGGCGAGATGGTAGCCGAGCTGCGGTCCTGCCTCACTGGACAGGAGCGCATCGGTCATGACTTGTGTGCAAACCCTGGCGACGCGCCCGAAGTCTTCGCCCACGACCTCATAGAAGTCGGGAGTTTTCTCCGCGAGCGCCTCGGCGGCTTGGTTGAACGCCGAGACACGCGAGTAGCGCTCACGATCTCGGTCCTCGGCCGCACGCCTAGCCTCGAATGCCTTGTTGGCTCGGAACGTGGCGAGGTCCGTGATGAAGCGGACATCTAGCGTGCCGTGCTCATAGTCTTCCGGGTTCGGCTCCGCCTCCTCGGCCTGTTGATCCTGGCGCGAGGGGGCTTGCTGGTTGCGAAGAGCCTGCTCTCGCCAGTACTCCCGGTCGCGCTCGGCCTGTTCGGCGCGGCGCTCGGCTTCCTTTTGAAGGCGGGTCTTCTCGTCGATGCGTTCTTGGACCGATTGGCGGCGCTTGGGCTGTTGGCCCTCCTGCGGTTCGTCGGTCGCGGCGGCTGCATCGTCGCCGGACTGCTCGTCACCCTGAGCAAGGGTCTCGTCGGTCTCCGTCGCTTCCAGTGCGGCAGCGGCGGTGTCTTCGGTCACACCTTCCGGTGCGCCTTGGTTGTCGATGTCCATGTGCGCTTTCGCGAGGCTCCTTGGCGCGGACCCAGGGGCGGAGCGAGACCCCTGCGCGAATTGTGCTATGCTCGGCGAATGGTTGAGACGCCTGAGCAATATGTCGCCCGGCTAGGGCTTGAACCGCCGCCAGACCCAGAGATGGCTAAGCTCTGGTGGCAGGACGTGATCTTCACGATGGGCGACCACTGGCCGCGCTCGATCACCGACCGCATCCTTTATGCTTGGCGCTTGGCTGGCACTTACGCCAAGCCGATCAAGTTCTAGCCCTTAGGCTTCGCCGGGACCTTCGGCGGCTCCTTGAGCGCCTTCACGGTCGTTGCCTGCGCCAGCGCCTGTTCGGCGGGCTTGGCTTGCAGGTCCATCGCCGCGGACTGCACGTCGATGTGGTCGGCGGTGATACCGATCTCCGCGCGCCTGGCTTCCGCCTGCGCCTTCATGGCGTCGGCCTCGGCCTTCACCGCATCGGCTTCGGCCTTGCGGATCTGCGCCAGCTTCAACGCCACATCGAGGTCGCTTTCCGGCGTGCCGGTGGGTGCGCCGACGTTCTGCGCCTCTGCCATCATCTTCGCCGCCTGCGCATGGCTGAGCTGGACCTTCGCCTGCTTCTCGGCCAGTTCAAGCTCGATGCCCGCCTGCTGGTAGGCCTGCTGCTGCTGGGCCATCTCGGCCTGCTGCTGCTTCGCCTGCTGCTGCTCGGGCGACATCTTGTCAGGGTCGTCTTCGTCGGCGAACCCGGGCGGCAAGGCCTTCTTCAGCCGTTCCGCGATCTCATCCGCCATCGGCCAATCCTGAGCCTTGGCGATCAGGTCGCCGGCCACGGCGCCCGCGTTCGGCACGGCCTGGATGAACTCCAGCATGCTCTCGGCGGCCTCGACGCGCTTGGTCGAGAAGCTGGGGCCGGTCTCCACCACGATATCGTAGCGGCCCTTGGCGAGGTCGATGCTTTCCGGGTCGTTCGGGTCATTGACCTTCATGACCTTCTGCGTCTCGTCTTCACCCAGGACCCGGATGGTGCGCAAGGTGTCATAGGTGATCGGGATCAGCTGGTTGATCACCTCGCCGCCCTCGGCGATCGCGGCTTTCAGGTTGTCGTGGTAGATGTAGGAGGCGACGTCCCCTTCCCGCTGGCGGGCCAGGATCGCCTTGCCGCTCGTCTCGTTGCTCTTGGCCCCGAGGCTGGCGTCATGCAGCCCCGTCACGTCCTTCATGTCCTGCGCGTTGAGCGCGGCTTCCTGCAACAGCGCCGCTTCGACCGGCGGCGGGTCAAGCCGCTCGGGCTTCTCCGGTCCCGACCATTCGAGCACCGTGTCGCCGTTGTTGGCCGAGTCGCGGAAGTCCTCGTTGTCGCCGGTCTGGGTCTTCTTGATCAGCCATTGTTGCCGCGGCGCCAGCGCCAGCTTCTCGGCCGCGACAGAGCGCCAGTAGTTCTTCAGCCGCTGGCTGTCCCGGGCCATGCGGACCAGGCCGAAGCGAACCGTCTTCTCGCCGGTGTTCACCTCCCAGCCCGGCACCCGGAAGATCGGGATGCGGCTGATGGGGTACTCGACCGGCTCCTCAAGGATGTCATGGCCGGTGATCAGGTACATGCAGGCGACGCGCTTGCTGGTCTTGCGCACCATCGGCGCGCCCGACGCATTGCGCACCACCATCGGCAGGTAATGCTCGCGGGTGTCGGGCTGCAGCTCGATCACGCGGCCGTCTTGCAGCATCGCGATCTCGGCCGGCTTGTCCTTCATCACCCAATACTCGGTGACGCGCACCACGTCGGCGTTGATCCACTGCGTGCGCACCAGCGTGTCGGTCAGGTCGGCGCCGAGGTCTGATGGCGCCTTGTCGGGATAGCGCTGCTCGAACACCTTGCGCGGCACGAGGTCGGCCACGAAGCAATGCCCCGCATCGCGCCCGGTCGGCTCGGTGAGCTGGCAATCCCACACGACGGCAAACGGGTTGGGGATCGACTTGACGCGGATGTCGCGGTTGAACACGTCGGCGGCGGCGTACTCCAGCGCCACGCGGAAGTTGCCGATCCCGCAGGCGACCTGCGACTGGCCGGCGGCCGAATAGACCTGCTGGGCCTTGCTGTCGTGCTCGATGGCGCGGATCAGGCCTTCGCGGACGTCGGCCAGGTCCTGGTCAGCGTCCTCCGCAGGCCGGGCCTTGATCGCCGGGCGATTGATGCGGATGTCGCCCACCACCTGGGCCACGAACTGCGGCAGGGTGTTGATCGTCAGGCACGGCAGGCCGGTGCGCGCCTTGATGTCGGCGTCGTCCCATTGCTCGCCAGCGAAGAACTTCAGATCCTCCTGCGCCGCCTCGCGGTTCTCGCGGTCATAGTCGATGTCCTGCTGCCAGCGCTCTCGGGCCTCCAGCAGGAACGCGTCCCAATCGTCGTAGCCATCGGGAACCGGATAGGTCGCCTTCGCCAAACTAGCGCCTCCCCATCCAGCTTCGTTGCTGTGGCCGTGATCGGCCTTCGTCGGTCTTCACGCGCGGTTCCTGGTAGACTACGCACATCAGGCCGAAGGCGTCCGCGCCGTGGCTGGCCCAATCGTGCTCGGGACCAAGGCCGATGTTGCGCGCCTCGTCCTTCTTCTCGTGATAGGCGCCCAAGGCCGAGCGTCCCGCCGCCGTGGTCGCCTCGTTGAACCAGATGCGCGGGAACAGGCGCCGGGTCTCTTCGATCCGCTTGGCCGCCGCGCCCTTGCCTTGGTTCGGAACGACCTCGACCGCGAACTCCGCATCGCGCAGCGCGCTCTCGTACGAGACGTCGTACACCTTGTCGTTCGTCGCCCCGTCGTGCGGCAGGAAGCACAGCGCCTTGGCGTAACCGCGCTCGCGGAGCCAGGCCACATGCGTCGCGAGCGGCTGGCCCTTGGCCTCGTAGTAGTCAAGCACGCGAATCTCGCGGCCGACGAACTGAGCAATCCAGATGGCGCACGCATCGGCCTTGGCGCCGGTGCCGCCGATGTCCCAGAACGCCCTAACCGACATCAGCGGGTCTGGCGTGACGTTGCCGATGCGCTGTTGGTTCTTCGCCGCCGTGAGCGCCGCCGCGTAGTACGCGCCCTCGGTCACGGTGCGATAGCCCCCGCCCCAGATGTGGTCGTACTGCTCAGGGCGCAGCTCCGCATCCTCGACGCGCTCCTCCTCCAGCTCAACGGGAAACCACGGGTTGTCCGCCCAATTGGCCTCGACCAGCGCCGCGCGCCGCGTCCTGGCCGCGCCTCGGAAGAACTGATCCACCGCATCCGTTTCACGGGTCGGGTTCCACGAGAACCACAGCTCGGACCCGGCCTTGCGGATCGTCGGGCGCAGCATCCCGAGCGAGGTTGCCGAAAGCGTCTGCGCTTCCTCGAC